TACTATCGATTATGATACAGGACTTATTACATTAACTAATAAATTAATATCTGCTTATGATGGTGATTCTCTTTCTATTAAAATTAAACCGAATGGTAAAAACATCTTTGGTCAGCGAAATCAAATCATATTAATATCTGGTGCTAGTATAGAAACGATTAATGATAGTACAGACGCATCTACTTCTACTGTAGGTTTAGTAGCTACATCAGGAGTTTCTACGACCATAGTTTCTGATAATAGTACAGCATCATCTGGTTCAACTTCGAGTTATAGTATATAAAATGGCCACTAGTAGAAAAACATCTTCATTAATAAATGAACAATTGCCAGACTTCGTTACTGACGAAGGTCCTAAACTAGAAGCATTTATTAGAGCATATTATGAATGGATGGAACAAAGTAATAATGCTATAGATGTTTCTAAGAATTTATTATCTCGGGCAGACCTTGATACGACTCCAACTGATTATTTTCAATATTTTAGAAAAGAAATATTTAAGAATGTTCCTGATGATGCCGTAGTAGATAAAGCTTTATTAGCTAAAAATATTCGTTCTATGTATTACAATAAAGGGTCTGATAAGTCTTATCGGATTCTTTTTCGTGCTTTATTTAATGAAGATATAGATGTTTATTTTCCGGGCGACTATATTCTTAGAACATCGGATGGTAGATGGAATGAACCTACAGTACTTAGATTAGCAGGTTTAACAAATGAAAAAGCGACCGGGCTTCTAGGTCAATTACTAACAAATCAAACTACTGGTGGTACTGCTAGAGTAGAAGGAATTGTACAGACACAAGAAGTAGGTTCTACTGTTACTGAAGCTACGGTTTCTAATGTAATAGGTGCTTTTAATGATGGTGAGTCTGTAATATCTGATATTACTAGTACAGTAGCTGATATTTATGGTCTTTCTGGTTCATTACAAAGTGTTTCAATTCAATCTGGTGTTTCTAATCTACCTAGAGGTTTTGGTGCAGGTGTGTTTCATCAATCTGGTGATATAATTACATTTACATCTGATGCTGGTTCTGGTGCTAATGGAACAATTTTAGCTACAAATGATAAGTCTGCTATTAACGTTGCAATTATATCTGGTGGTAGTGGTTATATTAATACTATACCATTAACTATTACCGGTGGCACAGGAATAGGTGCTACTGCTACTGTTACGGGCATAGGTAATACAAGTGTTTTAAGTATATGTCAAGATGCTATAACACCTCTAGCTAATGTTAGATTAAATCATGGGTTAAGATGGGTTACTGGCGGTGGTAATACTGCTAGTGTTTCGGCCAATCTAGCCGTAGCAAATATATCAAGTTCAATTATTACAGGTCTCTTATATCAAAATACCACTACAGGTACTATTACATCTGTAACTATGTCTTCATTTGGTAGTGGTTATACAACTCTTCCTACAGTAACAGCGGTACTTGCTAATGTAGCATCTGCTGGTTTATTAGATCCGCATGATGGTGGAATTTATGGTGAAAATGCTGTTCTTCAACCTGTTCATTTGGGAGGTTCTATTACAGATATTGAAATGAATGAAAAAGGAACAGGGTATAGTAAATTTGAAAATATAGGTATTGTTAATACTACTAGAACTGGTACAGTTAATGCGTTAGGTACACCAATCGTTTCTGGTGTAGAAGTTCAAAGTGGCAAATATTTAGCTACTAAAGGTTTTCTTAGTAATGATCAAAAACTTCAAAATGATTTCTATCAAGAATTTAGTTATGTTATAAAATCTCCTCGTGGTATTAATGAATATAGAGAGGCAGTAACCAAGTTATTACATCCAGCGGGCACTAAATTATTTGGTGAAACTACAATTATATCTGATTTTTCTGGTGCTCCTACTATGTTATTTGATGCATCTATATTCATTGATCTAGGTGCTATTAATGCCGCAGATTCTGCTAATACAATATCAGCAATAGAACCACCGTTTAATGAAACTTCTGGTAGATTATATGTATACAATTATATCACATTAGCACCCTATCTAACAGCTAATTTAGGTCATGGTACAGTTCGTCCATCTAAAACAATACCAACTACACTTAGTGTATTTGGAAGCATACCTATATTAGATTTAAATAATCATAAATTAGCATTTGGTAATAATACTCATTTCAATCCTTCATCGGCCGCTACACCAGCATCCGGTCAAACTATGCCTGGCTTTATTCGTACACTATCACATAATGCTAATGTAGTTGTAGGTAATGGCGGAACTATATTTAATAGTAAACACCAAGTTGGCGATATGATTAATGCTATAAATACTGCTAATGATACTTCAAGCTTTGTTAGAATTGTTTCTATTGCTGGTGCTAGTTCGATGGTAACCAATCCAATATTAACTTATTCTAATACTACATATACATCAGCCGGCGCTAATACTTTTGCTCTGACATCAAATACTACAGTGGGTGCTATATTAAAACAACCACCTCCATTATTAAATACATATGATGTGGTTATATTCAATTCTACAGGTTCTAATACAGACGGACAATATACAGTCAATGTAGTATCTTCGGCCGTTAATAATATGATAGCATTAGGTCAATCTTATGGTGGTCCTACGTTATCTAGCGGTAGATTTGCTTACGTTGTGTGAAAATAACTAAATAAATAAGAATAAATAGAATAGACATTAACAGAGAAGAATCGATATGGCAGGAATTGTTACATACAAGTTTAGATTAAATAACGCTACTCAATTCTATGAGTCTTTTACTGAGGCTGCAAACATTAATACTAGGTATTATATGTTCTTAGCCAGGTCTAATGCTTGGAGTAATGAAGCGGCACCGCCTACTCCTACAGACACTGTTCAAAATTCTGATTTTAATATCTGGCGAAATATGTTAGCTGCTAAAAGAGTGACTAGTTCTGATATCAGATTTGCTATTCCCAGATATAATTGGACCACATCTACTGTATATACACCGTATTCTCATAGAAGTGCTTCGTTATATAGTAGTACCTTCTTTGTTGTAAATTCGGCTTATAATGTTTATAAGTGTATTGAAAATAATGCTGGTGGTCAATCTTCTAATGAACCAACTGCCACAGGTACATCTATCTTTAAAACGGCTGATGGATATCATTGGAAGTATATGTATAATATTAATACATCTGATGTTCTTAAATTCGTAACTACTTCTTATATCCCTGTCAAAACATTAACATCCGATGATAGTTCAGTTCAATGGGATATTCAACAAGCCGCTGTAAATGGTGCTGTAGAATTTATTAAACTTACAGCTAATGGATCTGGTTATCTTTCTACTAATGGATCTTTTGCTTCTGTCGCTAATTCAACAACAATGGCCTTAGCATCTCATTCTAGTGGTACTGATAACATCTATAACTATTCTTCAATTTATATTTCAGGTGGTCTAGGTTCTGGACAACTAAGAAAAATTATTAATTATATAGGATCATCTAAAACTATTACTGTTAATGGTTCCTTTTCTACTAGCCCTAATACTACATCAACTTATTATCTTGGACCTAGAGTTAGTGTGGTTGGTGATGGTAGTGGTGCTTTAGCTTATGCTAATGTAACTCTTCCAGCATTAGCTTCCGCTGGTACTGGTAATACTATTAATGAAATTATTATGATTAATCGCGGAACTAATTATTCTAAATATAATGTTGTTATTAATGCTAATACTTCTCATGGTTCTAGTGCTACTGCCAATGGTGCTATTGCTCCATATGGTGGCCACGGTTCAGATGCAGTAAAAGAACTAGGTGGATATAATGTAATGTTATCTATAAAAATTGACGGTAATGAAACAGGTACATTATTTACAAATAACGATTTCCGAGTAGTAGGTCTTACATCAAATCCAGTACTAGAAAGTAACGGTTTAGAAGCTAATTCTACTGTATATGATATGACAACTAAACTAACTGTTACAAGTAGATCCGCGGCCCATACTGGTGATGAAATCATTACAGGAGGTACAAGTGGCGCACAAGGTAGATATGTAACTTTTGCAAATACTAATGCCGCCGGTACTACTGGTATTGTTAGTGTTACTGGCGTAACAGGAGCATTCGCTGCTTCTGAAACAATTACAGGTAATACTTCTAGTGTTACCGCTACTGTAGCTGCTATAAATAAAAGAGACCTAAGAGACTTTAAGGGTGATGTTCTTTATGTTGAAAATCGTTTACCCGTCTCTAGATCATCAGACCAAAGTGAAGACATTAAACTTATTGTAAGGTACTAAGGTATAAAACATGGCATTAGAGACCAACTTCAACGTATCTCCATACTTTGACGATTTTGAGACAAGCGCGAAGGTAAAAAGATATCATAAGATACTCTTTAAACCAGGAGTAGCGGTTCAGACTCGCGAATTAACACAACTTCAATCTATGTTACAAGAACAAGTCGCCAGATTTGGTTCTAATATATATAAAGAAGGTACAGTTATCGATGGTTGTGACTTTCAATATGATGCTAATGTTGCCTTTGTAAAATTAAGAGATAGTTTTGGTAGTAATAGTGTTACTACTTCCGTATTCGCAAATGTCGTTGTTCAAGGTGCTACTTCAGGAGTTCGTGCTAAAGTTATTGCTACGGCCGCTGGTACAGAAGCAGGCGCACCCAACTATAATACATTCTTAGTTAAATATATCGATGGTGGTACCTCGAAGTTAAATAAAACTTTTGCACTTAACGAACAATTAGTTTATTTACCCGCTGATGGTGGTTCTGGTCAGAGAGCAAATACTATTGCTTCGGCTGCTTTTGGATTTGGTTCTGTCTTTCATGTTGGTGGTGGTATTATCTTTCAAAAGGGTAATTTCATCAATGTAGATTCACAAGTTATTATCTTAGAAAAGTATTCCAATAAACCTTCCGCTAAAGTAGGATTTACTACTACTGAAGTTATTACTACTTCTACTACTGATACTACATTATTAGATAATGCCACAGGCTCTTTTAACTATAATGCACCCGGTGCTGATAGACTTAAATTAACTCCTACTCTTGTTAAAAAATTATCTACTGATACTGCTAATACTACTAATTTCCTACCTCTTTTTGAAGTAAAATTAGGCAAGGTTCTTCAGATAAATCAAGATACACAGTTTAATAGTATTGGTAAAGAATTAGCTAAAAGAACATATGAAGAGTCAGGCAACTACCAATTAAGACAAATTAATACTCATGTAAAAGAACATCTTAATACTGGAACAAACTTCGGTAGATTTACTGCTGGGGAAAGTGGAGATAAAGATAAATTAGCAATTGGTATTGAACCTGGCGTAGCATATATTCAAGGATATCGTGTAGAAACTTTATCTACAGATTTCATTACTACTACCAAAGGAACTACAACTAATACTGAAACTAGTTTAGCTGTTACTACTAATTTTGGTAACTATGTAATAGTTAATGAATTTGCTGGGCCATGGGATCCTACTACATTACAAACAGTTAGTCTTCGTAGTGTAGCTAGAAAATCTATATCTACTACATTATTAGGTATAGGTGGTGCTCCTGGTGTTGAAATGGGTACTGCTAAAGTTCGCGGTGTAGCTCATTCTTCAGGTACTATGGGTCAAAAGAGTGGTACTTATAGACTTTACTTATTCGACATTGATATGAGTGTTTCTGGTAAGACTTTCGGTGATGTTAGAGGGTTCTATGTAAATAATGCTTCGGGTCCAGATAATCATGCGGATGCTATTCTAGAAACAATCGCGGTAGGCACTACAGGTGGAGCATCTGATGCATCAACTGTAACTAAAGCTGTTCTAAAAGAACCAGATTTTAATAAGACTATATTTAGATTAGGCACAGGTGCTACTAAACAAGTCAAGACTACTGCGGGTGCTTTGAATGCTACTTATGAATTCCGTGATAAAGCAACTTTAAGTTTTAGTACAGCCGGTGTTGGTGTATTAAGTTTATCTGGTGTTCATGCAGGAGGTACGGAAGAATACACT